CCTACTGAGAAGCCGCCTACTGAATTAAGTGGTTTAAGTGCCATTTTTGCTAATCTCCATTATCTTATTATTTATCGTAATCCTATTCTTTATAAGTCGTAATCATCATTTTATGAGTCATCAAATTTGCTGTTTGTGGTGTTATTTGTAACTGAATAGACGGCGGAGAAACAATATTCCCTGCGTCATAAGCCACAACAAAATCCCCTGTGTAACCATTAACAGGTAAAGTGCTATACTCTACATAGTTAAGTACTCCGCTGCACAGTACAGCCGAAATTTTGATGAAGTTTCTAATTACTCCATCGGTTGAAATAATTGTATAATCTACAGCCGCAATATCTGATGCATCTATAGACAACAATGTTGTAGTAGATGTGTCACTTGTAGTAGCAAAAAATACATTTGAGTGGCTAAACTCATATATTCCTGAACCCATGACAAATGCATTTGAAATCAAGTTACCAGCAATTTGCACGTTGTTAGTTGATTCATTAAATGTAAATACCGAACTTCCGCCAAATGTGCCGGCTTTGTTATATTGAACTTGAGTATTACTACCGCCTGGTGTGCCGTTACCTCCGCTTCCGCCTGCAGCCCAACTTAGGTTTCCTGCACCGTCAGTTGATAATACATATCCATTAATTCCTCCTGCAATATGTAAATTTTCTATGTTACCTAAATTAATATTTGCTGAATTTGCAGCATTAATATTGCCCCTTACAAACAGTTGAGCCGCTGTATGAATATAGGCATTGCTGGTGAAGTTTGCTAAACCGGTAACGTTTAAATTAGTTGTTCCTATTGTTCCCGGAGTCGTTATATTTGCTGCGCTAAAAGTATTGCTTACTGATAAGTTTCCGGCGCTAACATTGCCGCTTACTGCCAATGATGTTAATGTGCCTAGACTTGTGATGTTAGGTTGCGCTGCATTACGCACAGTATCAGATGTCTCTACACCTAAATTTGCAACAGGTGTTGTGCTGTTAACAACAAACGGGGCTGATCCGGTAGAGACATTAGAAATATAAATAGGTGCTGTTACTACATTAGAAATGTTGGCATTACCGCCGACAAATAGAACGTTGTTTGTTTTGTTCCATGTAAAGGCATTATCACCGCCAAAATTGCCGTCATCATTAAATTGAATGTATGTGTTAAGTCCGCCTGGTGGCGTAGCATTTGCTGCTGCTTGATCTATCCAACTTAAATTTCCAGATCCATCGGTACTCAAAACATAATTAGCATTACCACCTAATATTTTAACGTTACCGACATTTCCAAGATTACTGTTACCTGACACTGTTAGGCTTGTTAAATTACCTAAACTTGTAATATTAGGTTGCGAAGCGGTAGTCAAAGAACCTATTAATCTTTCTGCTTGAACAAAATTACCTGCATCTAAATTACCTGTAATTGTAATATTGCTAGCCGCTCCTATTCCGCTCATCGAACCATTAAACGTTATATTACCGTTGCTGTTAGGTTGTGCAGTATCAACATTTAACCAACCAACATTACCTAAATAATGTATGTTTAATTGTGAGTTAGTAGTAAGCGTACCTGCTATAAAATTTGCAGATACTAAATTTCCCCCATTTATATTACCTGCTGTTATGTTGCCGGATGCTACTAAAGCCACAACATTTGCATTTGTTGATGTAAAATTAGTCGTTTGAATATTGTTAGTGACAGAAACATTGCCGGTAACTGTAAGTTGACCGGATACATCGTTCCAAGTAAAATTAGGGCTGCCTCCAAAACTACCTGCACTATTAAATTGAATTTGAGTATTGCTACCGCCAGGTACACCATTACCGCCATTGCCTGATTGTGCTACCCAACTTAAATTGCCTATACCGTCTGTAGATAGTACATAACCGTTGGTGCCGCCAAATATTTTTACATTACCTACATTTCCTAAATTTGAAACACCTACAACTGTAAGTGAAGTTAAATTTCCTACACTAGTAATATTTGGCTGGCTTGCAGTAGAAATAATACCTATTAATCTTTCTGCTTGTACATAATTACCTGCATCTACATTACCTGTTATAGTAATATTACTTCCTGTGCCGTCACCTGTTAAACTTCCGTTAAAGGTGATATTGCCATTGCTGCCTGATAAACCTGTTCTGACATTTAACCAACCTACATTGCCTAAAAAGTTGATGTTGGGTTGTGCGTTTGTAGTTAATGTACCTGTAACAAAATTAGCAACTACTATATTACCTAAATTTGCATTGCCGGCAGTAATATTACCTGTAACTGCCAAATTAGAAAGTACTCCTACAGTTGTAATATTTGGCTGCAATCCTGTAGTTAGAGTTCCTATAATTAAATTTGCTCTAATATTACCTGTATTAGCATAGACGTTTCCGGCAACTACATCACCTAATGTTGTAAAACTGCTTTGTACTGTAAAATTGTTAGCAAATAAATTTGAAGTATTTGTTACTCCTAAATTTGTATTACCTGCTACAGCAAGCGTAGTTAAAGTTCCTACTGACGTAATATTAGGTTGTGCTGCTAAAGTAACATTTCTTGCTAAATTAGCAAGACCATATAAGTTGCCTGTAAAAAAGTTTGCAGTAACATTATTACCTAAAATAGTATTTCCTAGTACGGTTAAGGATGTTAAGTTACCCACGCTAGTAATATTTGGTTGGCTTGCAACTGTAACGTTGCCGGCATATGATGCAAAGTTAGCATTTGCTACAGTACCTGTTATATTTGCTGCAGGAAGACCAAATAAATTATGTCCGTTACCTGCAAAATAACTTGCATTAATCCAATTAGCACTTGTAATATTGCCACTGATTGCTAGGTTAGATAATGTACCTACGCTAGTGATGTTAGGTTGCGCTGCATTTGTTACTGTCTGTGCTGTTAATGCTGATGTTACATTTGTTACATTAGAAGCATCACCGTATAAAAAGTTTGCATAAACAATATTTGCATTTGCATTAAATGTTGCAGTAACATAATTTGCTGCAACATTACCAATATTCAAAGTGTTATTTGATTTATTATAAGTAAAACCAGCATTGCCGTTAAACACTCCGCTGTCGTTAAACTGCACTTGAGTATTTGCGCCACCTGGACTACCGTTACCACCGTTACCTGTTGCTGCTGCCCAAGTAAGATTACCTGAACCGTCGGTCTGCAAAAAATACCCGTTAAGACCACCAGTAATCGTTAGATTGGCAATATTACCTAAATTAGCAGATGTTGTAGAAATCTTGCTTACAGTTAGTAAATTTGTACTGCTATTAAAAGTAAAATTTGCACTAGCACCGAAATTACCGTTATTATTAAATTGTACTTGAGTATTAGTTCCGCTTGCAGTTGCATCAGGAACAAATGGTTGACCATTTGCCCAATAGTAATAATTAGCATATACTCTATTTGCAGTTACATTGGCATTAGGGGCATTGACGTTATTAACAACGTTACCATCTTCGTCAATAACTAATTCCGGCGGTATGCCTACACTAAAACCGCCTAACGCATTAAATGGATCAACGTGGGACATCTATAGCAAATCCTCTATAGTAATATTTATCACAATATAATTTTCTATACCGTCAAAAAAAGACCCAATTAGAACTTTTTTCTAAATATACATATGTTAACTAAACAAAAATCACGACCTGTCTGTAAAAATTGCGGGATTGTCCCGTCAAAGTCTAACGGTATCAGTAAGTTAGGTTTTAAAAAATGGCACAAATATTGTGTTGATTGTAGTAAAATACTGTATAGTGAAAAGCACAAATACCTACAACATAAACAAATGAAGTGCGAATTTTGCGGATTTAAAGCACAAGATAAATGTCAGATGGATATTGTGTTTAAAGATGGTAATAAGAAAAATAAAAAAGAAAGTAATCTTAAAACACTATGTTTAAACTGTGCTAGTATTTTTCATAAAAGATTAAAGAAGGGTCGTAAGTCAGTCATGAACATGACTGTTGACAGTGATATTCGTATAGCATAAAAAAGAAAGGGCGCACAAGGCGCCCAATCTTTTGAACTGATCAATCCAACTATTATTGGAAAGTCAAATTCTGTACAGCGATCTCACCAACGTAGTCTGCTGCGTTGCCGAAGCTGCTTGCAGTGTTAGTTAATTCGATGTAACCATAACGAGTCATAAATGACACGACTGGTTCGAATGTTGATGGATCTAGAACAACGCCGCTGCTCATCAATGGAATGTATGGGCAATAGAATGCTGCTGCGTCAGTCTCACTTGAACCCTTATAACCAACCAATACTGGTTGAGTATCTGGAGCATATGAGTTGACGAATACGCGCATTGCGCCATTCAATGTACCAACGAACTTAGTGTTTGTTGGTGCTTCAAATGTACCTTCAGTAGTTCTTGCGAATGCTGAAGTTGTTGCTGACTGTAGAACAGTTAGTGATGCTGGTGATACAACTGCCCAGTTACCTGCACCGCGGCGAGTGCGCTGTGCAATCAAGTTTGCAACGCGATTGATTAGAACTGCTAGAGCAGCATGTTCGTCACCGACGTATGTTGCAGTACCTGATACTGTTGCTTGGTTGTATGTGAACTCAGTTGAAGCAAGAGTTGCTAGTGACAACAAGATTTCCTGATCGATTTCAGCAGTGATTTCTTGGGCAAGTGCTGCCATAATTTCTGCTTCAACGTCAATACCATGTTGTGACTGTGCATCTTGTGCTGCTTCAAATGTCCAACGTGCTTGCAACTTACGTGACTTAGCTTCAACAGCCTGACGTAAGATTTGTACGCTGATTTGCTTACCGCCGTTACCTTCTAATGCAGCAGTATCATTACCTGTATAATAGGCTGATGTTGTTGCACTTGATGGTGAACGTGAATATGCCTGAGCAATTTTGAATGGGCTCAATGCTTCTTCGCCAGCAGTTACAGATGTCTGTGCTGCTGAGCTGTCAGTCAATGACTGAGCATAACGTACACGCAAAGTGTGGATCTGACCAACTGGACCAGTCATTGGCTGTACGCCGACTAGTTCGTTAGCGATAACAGTTGGCATAACACGACGAATTACTGGAAGAATAACGCGATTTAGTGTTGCGATATTACCAGCAGTTGTTGTGCCTGCAGTACTTTCTGCGAGCAACTGTTTCTTGGTGTTTTCTAAGATAACACCCATTGTTGAGCGGCGAGTTCCTTTCAAGCCTTCTAGTAGGGCTTCCTTGGTCTCGTCCCAACGGCTTTCTAAGAGTACTTTTGACATTTTAATTATCTCCTAATATGTCTTACTTAAGCCCTGCCAGACGCTTGAGATCAATAACGTGTCCGTTATCTTCCTCAACTTCTTTTTTGGCAGTTTCTTTATCACCAGTCACTTCTTTAATAACACTTTCTGTTAAAGGAGTTTTAGCGCCTGCTTTAACTGTTCCAGTGTTTAGAACTGCTGGTAAATATTTTGCGAAAGCGCCCTGCAATTTTGTTGTTTGAACACTTTCTAGTAAAGCCTTCATTACTTCTTTCTTCTCTTTGTTTAATGGGGCTAGGAGTTCATCCATTGCCTTTTCACGTTGAGTTGACTCTTTGATAATTTTGACTTCACGATCCTTTATTTCAGCAACTTGAATTGCTTGTTCAGCAATTTGTGTTGCCTTAGCAAGTGCTTGTTCTTTGGCTGCAATTGTTGACATTAACTTGCGAGCTTCTGCCTTATCATTGAGATAAGTTACAGAATATTCGCTAGCAAATGCTTCAAACAACTTACGACCAAAGTTATTTTCACGGGCTAATTTAATATCTTCCTTGAGTTGTGATAATTCACCCTTCAATTGAGATGATACTGCTTTGCCGACCTTGGCAGCACTTTCAGCAACAAATTTTGCCTTAAGTTCTTCAAGTTTTTCGCGGCCTTCAGCAACTAATCTTACACGTGCCTCAACAACAGCCTTCTTGTCTTGTGCAAACTCTTTAATTTCTTTAGCAAGAGCATGAACAATAAACTTTTCTAACTTTTGTTGATTTTCCATTTGTGCTTTACGATCATTACGCAATTCTCTAATTTCTTCTGCTAACTTAGTTACCATAAAGTCATTAAATTTAGTTGCGTGTTCACTTAAAGCAACACGGGTAGCAACACGATCTGCTACTAGTTGTTTCTTTTCTTCATGAAACTCTTTGATTTCCTGAGAAAGATTTTCAGTTAACATCTTATCTAGGGCTTCTACCATCACACTACGATCATGTTCGTAACGTTGTGCGAATTCCTCACGGAGTTCGCCGCGTACTTGATCGCGGGCTTCAGTCAACTTTCCTTCCCAAACTTTTTGAAGTTCGTTTGAGACATCTTCGTTGATTAGACCACTCTCTAGTAATGGTTTGATAGCATCTAACATGCTCATATCCCCTATTATTTAATTTTCAATTCCTTGATAAGGCGTTTTACTTCCTCACCTAAGAAATTTTGTACCTTTTTGTTGCCCCTTGCTTCCCTAGCGACATCTAAAACTTTATGACCATGCTTCATATTCATGAGGCTTTCGTATATTGCTTTAGGATATGCGTTAGGTGCGCTTGGTTGTGCAACGATATCAACAGTGATTATTTCAAAATCACTTACTTTGCCGTTCAAATCACTTACATTACCTGATCCGCGACTTGAAACGCCGAGTTTAACACCACTCTCCAACATAGTCTTTACTAATTGACCCATTGGAGTTGGTAGAATCTTTAGTTTACCGAAACCGTTAGCGCCATCCATCCACATATTTGTGATCATATGACTTACGCGGTCTAGGTTAATTTTAAGGTCATCTGGGTGATCTACTTCACCCAATACACTATAACCTTCTTGAATTTGTTTGTTTAACGTGTTGACTGCTGTTTCAATTTCATTAACGGGGTAAACACGCTCATTTGCGTTCTTTACCCCGCCCTGAATAAAGATGCCCTTCATATAGAGGGTCTTTAATTCATCGTTGCCTTCCTTGACGGCTTCAACGATTATGTTCGCTCTATCAAACGTTAAGTGTTCTCTGAGATACAAAGCCATTTGTCTCCAGTTAACTCTTAATTAGCCTTTAGCCACTGGGCTTTTAGCATTCGAACCATCATCACCGTGTTTTGGTTTTGGTGCGTTCTCTAACTTTGCGCCTTTTTGGCCTGGTGCATTTTTAAATTTGTTTGCTCCCGGTAAATCGCCTTCCTTCTTACTATATTCGTTTGAAGGACCTTTTGGACCTGTTGGTACTGCTTCACTGTCGCCTGAGAATTTAACAGGATTTACCCCTGCTGCTTTTACTTTTGGCTCATGTAAAGTTGGGCTCTTTGTTTGTGCTCCGTTGTCACCGTGTGTTACAGAAACTTTCTGTAATTGTACGGCTTCCATCATTGCTTCCTCTTCTTCATCGGAAACTTCTACTTCTTCATC